AAGTGCTGCTTGAACTGTTGTTTCAGAAGTACTTAATATTCCAGCAAAGGCTGATGTATCGGTTTGGACATCTACTGCTTCTTGGTCGTGTATAACTAATGAAGTCTGTACTGGGAAGTTACCCCTTACAGGACTTGAACCACCATATTGGAAATCATAAGTTGCAGAACCAGATATATTGGCTGCAAACCATTTGAATACAACTCTATCTGTAGAAGTAAATTCTTGTGGGTTAGTAAGTAAAGCATCTGCATAGAACTCTTGATAAGAAGTATTTGTTACATTAGATGTAGAACTAGAAGTACCCATAAGTGTCTCAGTACCACTAGAGTCTCTATGAAAAACTTTAAAGTAAAATCCTGCACTACCACCAGATGTGTTTCTTATACTACCTACAACGTGAACATTGATATAACCTGGATTGCCAGTAAATAAGTCTGCATCTGCTATTACTGCACCTACTTCTTGGTCATTAGCAGTGATAGAACCTGTTGATACATCTACAGCAGTTGTATCATAATCAGTATCAGATATAGAAGTAACCATTCTGGAGTAACCACTAATACTTCCATCTGCTGTATCAGTAGGATAAAAAGTTAATGTAGATGCTAAAGTAGATTTATCAACTTTAGCTAAATCTAATTCATCTAATGCACCTTTAACATTTGTTGCAGTTAAGGTATCAGCATCAGAGTTGTCATAAGATATATCTGCTGCACCATGATTAGAAATATCTGAAACTTGTCCTGTTACATTTCCTGTAAGGTTTCCAGTAACATTTCCTGTGACATTACCAGTGACATCTCCAGTCAAGTCTCCCTCGAAAGTACCTGCTACAAATGTCTCAGAACCTACTGTCCACTTATCATTAGTCTCATCCCAAAGTAAAGTTTTGTTTGTGTCATCTCCACGCTCTATTTCTATTCCACCATCTTCTGTAGCAGAACCTGTAGCGTTAGAGTTAAGAACTATTGTGTTGTCAGCTAATTGGATTGTTTCTGTATTAATTGTTGTAGAAGTGCCACTTACAGTTAAATTACCAGAAACTGTTAAATCATTAAATGTTACATTGTCAGAAGTTCCTACAGACTGTCCTATTGCAACTTCACCAGAAGTTACAGTAACACCTGTACCACCTGTTACATAGCTATCTATTTCACTATCAACTCTTGCATTTGTGTAATAAAGGTTTGTAGAACCTTCATTAAGGTTATCTGTTGTTTTACCACTAAATGCAGTATCAAATCTAGCAGTAGTGTAATAAAGGTTACTACCTTCTGTTAAGTCAGATGTTGTCTTTCCGCTAAAGTCAGTATCGAATCTACTACTTGTGTAATAAAGGTTAGTTGAGCCTTCTGATAAGTCATCAGTAGTACTTTCTGCAAGTGATAAACCTTGAACAGATATAACTGCATCATTAGCCATACCTGAGTGAGCAGTACAGTAATAATAAAGTGAATCAGCAGTAGCAGCGTCTACAACTATTTGTAAGTAAGCACCAGATGAGCCTTGTGAACCATTTGTTGTTACACCAGTTGTATATGAACTTCCGCCACCATGAGAACCATCTTTTGTAGTTGATAATGCAAATGGATGTCCTCCTGTTGAGCTGTCTGATAAATCAAATCTATATGTTAATCCAGGAATTAATTGTATATTTGCTGCTAGCTCTCCGTCTAGATAAAATTTATTACTTCCACTAGCATTAGATACAGTGACTGCAAATTCAACTATCGGTGTGTTATCTTCAAAGTTTATTGTTTTGTTTGTAAGTGTTTGTGTACCTGTAAGTGTTGCTACTGTATTATCTATTGAAATAGCACCTGAGCTAAAGTTAATACCTGTACTACCACTTAGATAGCTTTCAACTCTTGCGTCTGTATAATATAAGTTTGATGAACCTTCAGATACATCATCAGTATCTTGTGTCTTAATTCTAAGCATGCCATCATTAGCCATACCAGAGTGTGCTGTACAATAGTAGTACAAGTTAGGTGTCATACCATCTACTACTATTTGTAGATATGAACCTGATGTACCTTGTGAGCCATTAGTTGTAACACCTTGTGTATAACTAGAACCACTATTGTGTGAGCCGTCTTTAGTTTCAGATAAAGCAAATGGATGACCAGATGTTGAGGAGTCTGATGTATCAAATCTATAAGTTACACCTGGAATTAATTGTACAGTACTTGCAAGTTGTCCATCTAAGTAATATTTGTTACTACCAGAAGCATTAGACACTGTTACAGCATATTCAATAATTGCTGTGTTGTCTTCAAAATTTATTGTCTTGTTAGTTAATGTTTGTGAGCCAGTTAATGTAGCTACAGTTGAGTCAATACTTATTACACCAGTGCTACTGTTATAAGTAATTCCTGTACTTCCTGATAATGCAGCTCTTGCTCTAGTAGCAGTATGGAATAGATTAGAGCTTCCTTCTGTAATGCTATCAGTATCAAATTCTGTAAAGTCTATGCTTATTGTTCCAGAACTATATGTTATTCCAGTTCCGCCTGTGTGGTAAGCGTCAACTCTAGCATCTGTGTAGTAAAGATTAGTTCCCTCTGTTAAGTCACCAGTGTCATGATTTGATATGTCAGATACAGTTCCAGTCACGTCACCAGTTAAATCACCTTCAAATGTAGAGGCTACGAATGTTTCAGAACCTACTGTCCATTTATCTGAGGTTTCATTCCATAATAAAGTCTTGTTAGCGTCATCGCCTCGTTCTATCTCTATACCAGCATTAGCACTAGCAGAACCTGTAGCATTTGAGTTGAGTGTAATAATATTGTCAGCAAGATTTATTGTTTCAGTATTAACTGTTGTAGTAGTTCCAGATACAGTTAAATCTCCACCAACAGTTACATCTCCAGTAGTTGTAACAGTTGCAAAATCTACATCACTTGTTGTTTCTACTGCTTGTCCAATAGATATTTGTCCTGTAGTTATATCTACACCTGTACCTGCTGTAAAGTGAGCTCTTACTTCAGCAGATGAAGGACCTGTGTATGTAAATACTCCTGTAGCAGAGTCGTAACTAAAGCTACCGTCTCCACCTGTATCATTTGCAGAAACAGCACCGCGAGCTCTTGTATTTGTAAAATAAAGATTAGAACCTTCTACTAAATCATCAGTATCGTGATTACTTAACGAAGATACTGTTCCTGTAACGTTACCTGTAACATTACCTGTTACGTTACCTGTAACATCTCCAGTTAATCCAGCAGTGACATCTGCAAATGTAACAGATGAAGTTGTAGAAACGTCTTGACCTATACTTATCTCACCAGAAGTAACTGTTACACCAGTTCCTCCACTGACATAATTATCTATCTCTGTATCTACTCTTGCGTTTGTAAAATATAAATTAGTTGTACCTTCTGTTAAGTCATCTGTGTCATGATTTGATATACTAGAAACTGTACCTGTTACGTTACCAGTGACGTTACCAGTTACATTTCCTGTAAGGTCTGCTATTACAGTTCCTGCTGCTAAGTCATCACTGTTAATGCTAAATCTATCGTTTGTTTCATCCCAGAAGAAATGTTTGTGCTGTAAATTACCTCTCCAAAATTCTATTTCAACATTATATGTATTATCTACACTTTGAACATCATAGTTTAATGTAATAGTGTTTGTTCCTATAAGAACTTGACCACCTGATGTTAAATCTCCATCAATAGTTACATCTGCAAACTGTACATTAGAAGTTGTTTCTACAGCCTGTCCAATACTTATTGTTGGTGTAGATGTCTCACCACTATTGTTAGAAAGTGTTACACCTGTTCCTGCTACAAGACTTGCTACATAGTCACCTTCAGTATCTGTACCTAAGTTAAGTGGTTCATTTACAAAAGCTGAACCATTATATCTAAGTATGTCACCAGTAGCAGTAGAAGTAAGAGTTACATCAGATAAATCTCCAATACTAGCTGCTGCAATTCGAGCATCTGCTCTAGCACTTGTATAATAAAGATTGCTTCCTTCAGTAATACTTCCAGTATCAAACTCACTAAAATCTATTGCTATAGCACCAGTAGTGTAGCTAATTCCTGTTCCACCACTTAAATGATTATCAACTCTAGCTGTAGTAAAGAATAAGTTTGTTGTTCCCTCTACTACATCATCTGTATCAAATTCTGTAAAGTCTATTGCTAATGTAGGTGTTTGTCCTTCACCAGAAGTAACATCAATCGAAATTCCAGTTCCGCCTGTAATGCTTTGTACATAATCACCAATAGTATCTGTAGATAAATTAACAGGGTCATTAATCCAAACAGTTCCGTTGTATCTTAAAAAGTCACCATTAGCAGGGTTAGTAAGAGTAACATCGTTCATCTCACTTAATTCATTTTCAGAAGCTACTGCACTATCTACATAAGATTCTGTAGCATAACTATTAGTTGTTAAGTAACTTCCTACTCTTGCGTCGGTATAGTAAAGATTTGTGCTACCTTCAGATAAATCATCAGTATCTGCTGCTGCCATCTTGGTATCCCATCTGGCATCTGTATAATATAAGTTTGTTCCTTCAGCTATATCATCGGTGTCAGGTGCTATATTTACCCAAGCAGAACCGTTATATTGTATAAAATCTCCAGTAGTAGTAGATGTTAAAGTAACATCTGTCATCTCTGATAATTCGTTAGCAGTTGCTACTTGTGATTGAACATAGCTTTCTGTAGCATAATTGTTTGTTGTCAGGTAAGTTCCAACCCTTGTGTCGGTGTAGTATAAATTAGTAGAACCTTCTGATAAATCATCAGTATCGGCAGCTGCCATTTTTGTGTCCCAACGAGCAGTTGTGTAATATAAATTAGTTGAGCCTTCAGCTATATCGTCAGTATCGTGATTACTTACATCAGATACTGTACCTGTAACATTTCCAGTAACGTTTCCTTCAATATTTGCAATTAATGTAGCTGTTGCATGGCCTGTTGCTCCTGTATCTACTAATGTGTTTGGTTCACTTTGATTACCAGTCCATAAAATAAACTTATCTTGTGAAGCGTCCCAAGTAAAACCTAAATATTTTGTAGTTGAAGATTCTACATATTCTCCATACCAACCAATGTCAACTGTATCAGAAGTATTATTATCAGCTAACTTCATTAATACATCTTCAGTTGTTACTGTTGATGCATTAACTGTTACAGTATCACCTTGAACTGTTAAATCTCCAGTTACTGTTAAATCATTAGATACTGTTAAATTATTAAATGTTGGACTGTCCGATGAACCAAGTCCTAAAGATGTTCTAGCAGTTGAGCCACTTTCTACTACCCATGCTGAACCATTGGATACTATAAAGTTTCCGTCACTATGAGAAAGTCCTGCAATTGCTGCTAAATCGGTATCATACGCTTGTATATCAACGCCAATTTCTATACCTAAAGCAGCTCTAGCACCAGATGCTGTAGTAGCACCTGTACCACCATCGTCTACTCCTATAAATTCATCAGCTTGAAATTCCGCAAAGCCAACGGCATTACCGTCTCCATCGTAATTTACTCTTACTGGCGTTTTTTCTGACATTATTCAGCTACATCCATATCTATCGTATGTGTACTCCCTGAGGAATCCTCTATTGTTAATTCTAGTGTACTGTTATCTGATTTTGCTGGCATTAAAACGTCTACAGTTGAACCAGAGCTATTTAATACTTGTAAAGACCTAGTACTAACTCCTATGCTTGTGCCGCCACCAGATATACTTAAACCACTGGTTGTAACGTTAAGAAATTTATTTCTTAAAGGAACTCCAGCATTTTCGCCAGTTTGGCTTACTAATGGTACTTTACTAGCCATTGAAAAAGTTTTGGGTATATTGTTTTTTACTACAACCTTATTTGTTTCAGTATCTGTAATAACAGTAACTTTGTCTCTATCTGTTCTATATCTACTATCCATTAAGGAATTTGTTTGAGAATCTATTGTTAATGTATCCTGAGTTTGACTTGCAGTAATTGTACTTTGACCTGTAGATGCAACACTCGTAAAAGCATTTTGATTAACATCTCCTGAAGTACTAGCTGATATTGTTATTGTATCCGAGCTTGTGTTTGGGTCAATTGTTATATTATTACCAGCTACAAATGTTAATGTATCAGAACTTGAGTCTGCATTAATACTTGAACCACCAACAGCAATTGTACTAAATGCATTAGCAGCTCCAGAACTACCTGAAGATGTTATTGTTACTGTCTTGTTAGTACTATTAGTAGAAAGTGTAATTCCTGAGCCAGCAATCAATGTTAAGTTATCTGCTAAACCACTTGATGTTACTGTATCTTGTCCAGATACGATTATTCCTCCAAAAGCATTTTGTTGTGTTGGTAAATCTGCCCAGCTTAAATTTCCATAACCATCAGACTTTAAAACTTGATTAGGGCTTCCTGTTGTTCCATCTAATAAAAACTTACCTGATTTTAAATCAAAAGCTCCATCTGTATTTATGTGTGCAGCAACGGTAGAATCTGTTGCAAATATTATAGATTTACTATCTGTAGTACCAATAACAAATGTACCGTCAGAAACTAATGTTTGTCCATCTATGTATAAATTATGTTCCGAATCAGAAACATTAACTACTGCTTGACTTGTTGTATATCCGTAACTTCCGTCTAATATATGGTCAGCATCTGCTGAACCTTTCATATAGCTCGTAGAGCTATGGGTTACTTCTGCCATTTACCTATCCTCTAGTAAATTCAGAACCGAAAGAACCTCCTAAACTTCTATAGATATGTTTTAGCCTATCTATTTCTTGAATGGTTTGTTTCACAGCATCATACCAATCTGGATAAGCACTGTGATTTTCATCTAGTCTATCTACCATTAATTCGAAATGCATTTGTTCAGCTTCAGCAATTCTACTAAGTATAAACTGCATTTTGTACTCATGGTCAACAAACCTATATTCAATCTCATAATCTTTTTTAGGTTCTGGTTGATTATTATCTTCAGACATCCTTATCTCCTCATGGAGATTCTACTATGAGTTTTTGAAACTAGAGGTAATTGAACGGTATGCATTCTTAAATTTTGAACTTAAATGTGTTTTATGTGTTATGTCTTGATACTTTTGCTTTTCTGTCATTTGTCCTACTTGAAATTTCCAATCATCTCTTTTAAAAGGAATAACTTGTATAAATGGGGTACCTCTTTCAATTATTATATCTTTTTTTGTATGAATTATAGTTGGAAAGTTTATATGATGATATGAATCAGTTTCTACAATTCCAGGAAGTACTGTAAATCTTTTTTCAAATTGGTATGTAGGTTGTGTAAACATAACTGAATAACCTGGTGGCGTATATATTCTCCAAGGATTTGTAAATTTAACACCTTCTGGAAAGTCATTTTTCTTTAATGGCCAGTTATATATTTGAGCTGTATTATGAAACTCAATACCATATGGAAAATTTTTATTATCCCATTCCAATATTGTGCCATCATTTTGTAAAAGAAAATCAGACCACATTGGTATTATAAAACCTTCGCTAATTAAATCTACAATAGCTGGACATCTTTTTACAGTTCCACTTGTCCATTTTTTTGCTGTATCTCCACTTCTTTCAAATCTTCCAGGAACACTACCATCAGGTGAAGCAGGAGTGTTGATAGTTTCTTTCATATCTTTAAACCATTGAGGTATAAAGAATTTAGATGGTTTTACTCTAGCAATATCTTCAAGTCCAGCTACATCAGTAGCAAACTCTATATATTGATTGCCTCCTAGTTTAAATTTCATTTATTTATGGAGCTTGATACCACTCATGGTCTTCTGGTAAATTTTGGCATATTTCATTGTATTCAGAAATTTTTCTTTGATATATAACATCAAAATCTGCTGCTTGTTGTTCTGTCCATGTTGAGCTTTCTTCATTAATAATGATTTCACAATCTCTTATTTCATATCTTTTATTTTGAGCTTTTTCAACCCAATCTACAGCTTCATCTGGGTCATAGAATAAAAAATCTGGCATTAGTATGTCCCACCTAAGTCCTCGTATTCTTGACGTTTTGCCATAATTTGAGATTCAACTATTTCTCTATCTTTTTGCATTTCTTCACTAGTACCTAATTTATAGTAAGAAACTTCTAAAGAAAATATATCACTTCTTAAATCATTTAGTTGCTCTTCAATAGATTTTTCTTCAGGTATAAAAAATTTAAAATCTTCGTAAGCCATTTAACCCTCCAAGGTTGTTATTCTATCTTCTAATGTTTCTATCTTAGCAGATAATTCTTTTATTGCTTGTACTAAAATAGGAACCATATGTTCTTGAGAAAAACCTTTTACTGTTTCTCCTTCTTCTAAATCTGAACTATGTTCCTCTGTGTAATAATCTACATTATCTAAAACCATACCAAAACTATCTGTATATCCATCATCAGTCAGAGCTTGTTTCACATCTTGTGCTGTTAATGTAAAAGCTGTAGCTGTTAAGTGTTCAGTAATATATCCAGATAAATTTTCTTTACTAGTAAGCCTTGTTTCTACATTTCCTATAAAGTTTGTTTGTACTGGATTTAATCTATTTACAAAATTTATACCAGGAACAGTATTTGCATTAATATTTAATAATCTTGAATCGTGAATAATAGGGTTTGGGTGATAATGTGTAGTTACAGAAATGTTACCATTAAAATGATTAGTCTGATTCATATTACCATTACCATTACCATTATTATGTACTGACCCAGCATGGGACCATCCAGTATTTACTTTCACATTATTATCTATAAGACTGTTTACATCTGCAGAACTTATATTTGAGTTACCAGTTCCAAAACCTAAATTATTATGACTTTCATTACCATGAGTACCTAAGTTAGAGTTACCATTATTACTTGTAAAACCTCTTGAGTTTACATATCCAACTGTTGCTAAGTTATTATTGTTATTTCCTGTATGGTCAGAAGATGAATGATGGTCAGTACCATGGTTATCATAAATCAATATTGCAGAATTACTATTTCCTTGACTTAACATGTTACCTTGAACTTGAACAGAAGTTACGTTACCAGTTGTATGAGAGTGATAAACTCCAGCATTATTGTTTGTAGTACTATTAACTAAAACATTTGCAGAATCTATTCCTGTAAAAGAACCTGCTGCATTTGTAGAAGTATGATTATGACTATCATCAAGGCCTGCAAGATTATTTGTATTAGTAGCATTATGGTTGTGGCCAGAGTTTGCTAAATTATTATGACTTTCATGGTTATCAGTTATGATAACAGCACCAGTGTTAGAATTACCAGTTGCTACAATACTACCAACTGCGGTTACTGATGTTACACCTGCGTTAGCAGGAACGTTGCCCCAACCAGGAGAAGTACCTCCTATTAATACTTTACTTGAAGTTCCTACATCTCCACCAATATATAAACCTGCGGCAGGGACTAATCTTACTGGTCCAACAGCAGAGCTTAATGTAAGACCACTTGCGTAAATGTCGCTTTGTAAAGCAAAATTTCCAGCGTTATCTTGTAATGTTCCAAATGTTCCACCACCTTTAACATACGACATTGTACTTCCGCTATCACTAGATAATTCAATATAAGTATTTCCAGAAGCAGTTCTTATTTCTCCATCTATAGTTCCATCTATGTTTGCACCAGATATTGTACCTGTAATAGTTACATCATGAAATGTTGCAGAGTTAGCCCCTATTTGATAACCTGTATTAGCGTCAAAAGTAGTTGACTCAATGTTGCTTGAATTTATTTGTGTTCCACCAATAGTTCCATCAGTAGCAGTTATATTTCCTGATATGTTTGCACCAGAAGCAGATAATGAATTAGCAATTAATGAACCATAAAATACTGCGTCACCATCTGATTGAAGTCTGTATCCTACTTGATTATTAGCACTAAAATTAGAAGATTGTATATAAGTTGCACCAATATCAAGTCCACCAATATCTCCTTGCTCTGCATGTATAGTTCCATCAGTTTCTACATAGAATGGTGCAGAAGTTGTAAATGTATTAGAAGCAGAACCTATCCAAAGGTTTCCGCTACCATCTATGTGAAATCCATCAGCCATAATTTTAAGGTGTTATATGGAATCCAGTTATTGCACTTAAGGTTACACCACCTTGAGAATTTACAACAAATGTTCCATTTCCAATATTTATTCCTCCACTAAAAGTACCAGTAGCACCAGTTATATCTCCTCTGAAGTTTCCATCATTAAACTCTACAGAACCATCAGCAGCAATTTTCCAACCTGAACTACCAGCAGTATAGTTACCCTCTATTGTACCAGCAGTAGCATCAAGAGTTAGGTAATAAGTTGTACCGCCTGTAGTGTAATCAGCAGATAAAGTATCTTCAGATATATCCCATCCACCAATAGAACCAGTTTCGGCTGTAAGGCTACCTCTAAAAACACCATCAGAAAACTCCACATATCCATTTGGATAATTAGCATTTTGTTTTTGTATTATCCAACCTTGTACACCTTGCTGGTAATTATCAGATTGAATAGTGTCATCAATCTTAGCATTAGTTATAGCAGCATCTACAATCTTTGCAGTAGTAACTGCTAAATTAGCAATCTTAGCTTCAGTAATAGCAGCGGTTCCTATATTTTGTGTTTCTACTAAATTACCTCTAGCTTCTTGTTCTTCAGAAGGGTCTGACTCATTTCCAGCTTTGTCAACTACAGTAAATCTCCAGTAATAATTTTCACCATTAGCTACTTGTACTTCACCTATAGCAGGTATTTCATTTCTTAAATGTGAAGCAGTTACAGGTATTTGTCCTTTAGGTGTCATACCAGATATAGAAAAACCTGATGATTGTGAGTAATAAACATTTAAATGGTCAATATCATTTTGGAGTGTAAAATCAATAACATTAGAAACAGGATTTCTATTTGTATCTTCTGCTGCTCCTAAATTGTGTATTATTTGCACACGTGTTGCACCAGGAGCTATTGTTACGGCTTGGTCTGGTTTAAGTGGAGCTACTGTATCTACGGCAGTTGTTATGTAATCAGTTACGTAATCTCCTGTTGCTCCATTAGAGTTTACTGGTTGAACCCCTACTTCATACTGTGTATCTAAAGCTAATCCTTCTATTGTATAAGTTTCTTGACCCCAAGTTACTGCGCTTTCGGTATAAGGGTCAGTAGTTCCTGTTTTTCTATATCTAATATTGTAATGAGAACCATTTTGTATTATTGAGCCGTCCTCATTTAAAGGTACAACCCATTCTATTTTTATTATTGCTTGTTGAGCACCTAAAGCATCTTGAATAAATCCAGATGTCAAATTAATACCATTAGTAGATGTATTATCTGGGTCTCTAACTTTTCCAGGAAATGTTACTTTAGAACCTGCTGTAATACCAGTTACTGTAGGAGAAAATCTTAAGTCATCACCTAATTTAAGTGGAAGGTCTCCAACTTCAAGCCTTGCACCACCAGATTCAAATTGTACATATGGTGTCAAATCTATATATTCTACTTCTTGAGAAGATGGGGTTCTTAGTCTTCTTAAATAAATACCCATACCTGATTTAATAGGATGTGTAATTGAGGTAACTCTTATTTTTTCTGGATTTATATATTCTCCTTGAAAAGCAACTTCGAATAAAGCTGTTCTTCCATCTTCAATTCTCTTAGCTTCATTATCTTCAAAACCTAGCTCAGGGTCGTAAATAAATATATTATCTCCAACTTCAAAATCACCTTGAATATCGTAATAATCCAAATCTAAATCTATTGACCTTTTAACTCTCTTAAGTTCTTTTAAGAAAGCTCTAGCTCTTTCTTCTTTAGATATATGTGGATGTTGAGGTTCTGAAGCATAAACAACTCTTTCAAGTAAATTGCCGTTTATGTCGCGGTAAGGTATTGCATCATCGGTAACATCTAATGTATCAAAGTTTTGTCCACCTATTGTTTCAAGATACTCTACTGTAGAAACATATTCTCTAGCATCAAAAGATGATTTAATACTTGATGGGTCTATACCTGTTATTGTTGGGTCTTCACCAGAAGTTCCCCTAACAACAATAGTTTCTGCATATTCATTTACACCATGACCAACAAAAAGACTTGTTCTAGGTCCAATATCTAATAAAACTTTTCCAACGTTAGTTCCTGAAGGTATTGGCCTATCTGTATCATCTGCTGTTGTACCTATTCTTACTTTCCACTCAATATCTAGTTGTGTTGCAATTCTATTTAAAGCAGTTAACACTGTTTCCAAATAATGAGTTCCACTATAACTAGTTTGTGCATCTTCTGTTTCTGGTGCGCTAGTTGGAACACTGTAGCTTACTATTCCTGTGCTAGTATCTGTTTGATGTTTAGCAGTTCCTTTAGTAATTCTTAAACCATCTAAATATCCATAAAAGTGGTCTGCATTTTGTGATAAACCAATTGATAAATTTAATCCAGTAGATAACCATAATTTTGTATCAGGTTGTGGTATTTTAATTGTTTTGTCGCTTCTCCAACTATCTACCATAGTTCCATTTTTAAATGTGTAAAAGTTGTTTCCTTCTCTTGTAATAGCAAAGTGATTCCATTGACCATAGTCAATTGTTCCTAAAGATTTTCCATTAGCTATGTCAAAGCAATCATCAGTAGCTACACCATTTAAAACCTTACTAGTTGACGTTACTGACCTCATATAGACTTTAGATGTTCCTTGACCATTTTCATTAAGTCCAATCATAAAAGAAGGAAGTGAATTATGTTGCGTAGATGCTAATACAGCACCCCATTTAGTTTTAGCTCTAGGTTTTGAATAAGCAGTAGTTCCATGAAACCATGATGAACCATCTTGCCAATATTTAGAATAATAAGCTTGAAAGTTTGGGTCAGTACTCCAGTAATCAACAGTTCCAGCATCTGAATCAAATATAGAACGAGCTCCTGAATAATAATCTGAATAGTCGACATTTGCTCCTGTAGAGTTTTTACCTTGCCAAAAGTCTGTAGAAGGTAATGGTAAGGTTTCTAAATTTTCTATTAAATTTTCTATAGTTATTGGTGAATTATCTGCTGATTCAGTAATAGTATTTGGGTTAATTGCCGAGTCTGCAATATTAGATGGGTTACTAACACCACCTTGTGCTGCTTGACCACCTCTTACACTCCAGCCATTTACACCACCTGGGGCAGTAAAATATCCACCATACCAAGCATCAGGTGCGTAAAACCAGTTTTTATTTATGTCATGTCCTTGATACCAGTTCCTAGAATCAGCAATTGGATTTGGGTCAACTCCAAACTGAGGAGTCATTGTAGATAAGTTTCCACTAAAATGACTTCCTCTTAGTAAAGTTTGAATATGTTTTCTGTATCTATCTACAGCCCATTGTTTAAAATAATATTTTTTTGTATTTTTGTCATAAACTACACCAAAAAATCCCATTGCATAAGCAGCATCCTTGTATGCCTCCAAATCAGAAGCAGAAGTTATCTGACTACCATCTCTTAACGTATCTTCTGTACCATCATATTTATAAACTTGTACAAACCATGAATGTTTAAAACCTCCAGTTCCTTTATGCCAAGCTATATCAACCATCATATCAAAATGTTCTTGAGCTATTGTTGTGTCATAAGGAAAACAATCAGCTTCTAATATGGTGTTATTATTGGAATCTAATTCTTTAACCCATACAGAACCTGTTTTATCCCATCTGTAAAAAGCTTCTTTAACTCCAACAGCATACTTGACTGTTACAGGAGTTGCTACTAATTGTTTTAAAAGAGCATAAGATGGTCTAGCTTTTATTATAGTTATCCCATCACTTCTGGTTACTGAACTTCCATCTCCAGTATATCTTATAGGGATTGGTTCATTGTTTTGTACTACACCTGTGTTACCAACTCCATCATTATCTGTACCACTTTGGTTAGTATCTATCCAGCCTCCGCCTGTACTATTAGTAGCGTATGATAAATCATGTTCTATTGGAAAGTATATGTTGTACCAAGTTCCATTTATTATTACAGCTATACCTTTATCTTCGTCATGTAAAACGTCATAAAGATTTAATCTATGGTTATCATTACTGAACTTAAGACCCTCAGCATTCTTAGGCCATGGTGACGTAGTACCTGGTTTTATAAAAGCATCTAATGTATTTCCTATACCAAAAGTAGGAGTAGTGTTTTTTAATAAGTCCATAACATGTCTATTTGGGTCAAGAGGGCATTTGGACCAATATCCAGCACCAGTCATTCCAGTACCACTTTGTTGAAACTTACTTATATTTGGGTCAGGAGCTGCTCCAGTTTTAAGAACAGTTTGACCTGCATTTTTTAAATCCCAATATACAAAAGGAACGATAGCTTCATTAAGTATTAATCTATCAACAAAGTTTGAACTTACTTCAGCGTTTTCTAAATCAAATTGAGGCATACTATCACGGTTGTAACCTGTACTCCCACCACTCTATTGTAAAGTCATTTTTTGCAGGATGAAATCCTGGGTGATAGTCAACTAATACATAACCATCACCATCTAAATATAAACTTGTATTACCAAATTTTGCTTGGTCGTCTGATATTTTTGCTGTGTCGTAAAATTCTAAGTTATGTTCTAAATCGGTCTCATCGTCATAATCTGTATCACCATCTGTGCCTTCAAAATTTAAAAGTAAGTCGGTATCTTGAATAGTTTTTTCAGTTATAGTTCCAGGCCAAACACTTCTTAATCTTCCGCTGTCATTATTTCTAAGCAATCCATAAGGTTGTCCATTATTATTATTAATTACGTATTCTAATGTATTATCTTCATAGACTCTAGAAGATGAACCATCGTTTTGTATTTCACTAACACCTAATCCTTTATTATCAGAATCTCCAAGGTAAACAGATATACCAACTCCTTCAATTTCTGCTGTTTCTGGCTCAATAGATAAAGACTGTATTACACCTACATATTCTGATGAAGGTAACATTACACTATCTATCCACTCTGCTGCTTCCATTTCTGAGTCTGTTATTACAATTTGGTCCCATGGCTGTATAGAATTCAAAATATAATTTGGCACCAAAGATAAATCTAAAGTTACTATTACTTGACCTTGTGACATTAATTTTTCTGTAATAGGCATTATGCTTTCACCATTTTTTGAAATTCATTTATATTGTCAACATATTGTTTGTATACATTACTAGCAGTATTATGAGATAAAGCAGCATTTGTATTTGGGTCAATTAATTCATATCCAACCATAAAACCAAAAACAGAACCATTAGCATTGTTTCTCAACATGCCTCTGTCTGTTATAGATGTATCTGAATCTAAAGATTTTAACCCACCTAGAATCCAATAATTTCCATCTTCTGGAGAAGAAGAACCATCTTTAATAAAACCATTTAATATATTTGTTACATCTGGAGCAGTTGATGGAGCTGACTCTAAAGCAATATTTATTTTTGTACCAGCAGTGTAGTAATTTGTTATTACGCCTATGTGATGCGCTCCTCTTCTTAATGAAAAGTCTACCACAAGTCTTTTACCTCTTGTATCACTATCTTTATAAGTAGTACATCTAACTACAACTAATTCTGGTCTATTAACGAGTATTTGTACTCTGTGCCAACCTAAGAATAATTCACCATGTTGGTCAGAGGCTGAGGCTGGGTCTCCTTCGGAAAATACCCATTCTTGTTCTGTAGCATATTGATTTACATCCCATATAAAAGTATTAAAACTGGAAGTAGCAGTACTTGTTCCTAAAACCATTTTTATAATTCCATTATCAAGAACTAATGTATCTCCTACAGACCAGTCTCCAGCGTATTTACCACATTTGATACTTTGAACTACTGTATCAGAAGCTCCTGGAGAAGATTTTTCCATATGTTCTCCCATTCTTATTTGACAACATCCTTTGTAGTAATCACTAATATCCAAATTATATATAGAGTTATTATTTCTCAATATACTTGATTGATTTATATATAAATTTGTTGTATCAGATGCTGTACTGCTTGTTAAATCTCTAGCAACTCTTAATGCTCTTCCAGGTAATGAATTATGTATAAAAGCAAAGTTATTTCCTGGTGCAGCATGAAATTGTTGATTTGTTGCTGTAGTTATAAAATCGTTTTCTAATAAAGCTCCAGTAAGTCTTGATTCAAATTGTACATCACCTACTTTACCTATGTATTCTAAATTAATATCATAGCTAATTCCACCTTGTAAATATTTTTGTATATCCACACTAGAACTAACTACTTTAACATATCCATTTAATGTAGTATCACCATCGTAAATAAAAGGGACATGTTCATCCATAGTTGACATTGATTGAAGCTCATCTCTTAAGTATTTTATATGGTCAATAGTATGTTCAACACCACCAAATTTACCACTGATAGACAAACTTTTTCCATCAGGTCCTGCACTAAGTTGTAGTGTTCCTGGAGATGTAAAACTAATTCTTCCTAAATGTATTTGATGCATTATACGTTCCTTATACCTCCACCAGCGTTACCTTCTCTATCTAATCTTTGTAATGCTTTTTTGATTTGAATTGCTGCTTTTCTAGCAGAAGCATTATCTACTGGTATACCAGTAACATTAACAGATAAATTTTGAACTATGGTGTTATTACCCCTACCACCTGTTGTAAGTGGTTTTACTAAGAAACCTGAACCTGGAACAAATCTTACTTCTTCTGGGCCATATTCTCCAACAAGAGCTCGCTTCATCATGTGGTCTTGAGTTCTACCACCCATTGCATATTTTTTAGGTTTAATATGTGACATATCTGGAATTCTTCCACCCATTTTATAACCTTTTGTTCTTAGCCCCATCATTCCTTGAGGAACATATCCAGAAGGTCTTCTTCCAGTATCTCTATATCCAGCTCTAAGTGCAGCTTGTCTTGCAGCATCATTTGTTACAATTCTTTCTTCACCAGCTGAATTTATATATACTGCAGGGTAAGCAGAACCTGGTGGAACATATATTGTTCCATTATCATTAGCTACTTCTACACCCATATCCATTTCTTGATGTACTGGTGAGCCACTTAATACTTTTTCAATGTATGCTTGATTTTTTGCAGAAGAAGACATCTCGTCTGCAGATTGTTTTGTAATTCCAGTAAAAGTATCTCCAAAGTTTTCTAAAAATTTTCCTAGTGATATTCCTAATTTATCTTCTACAGATTTTAAGTTTTTCTCAAAGAAGGTGTATCCAGAACCATCAGTCTTTCTAGTTAAGTTAAGACCTAATGATTCAATAAATTGTTTTAGTATTGTAGTTCCAGACTCTTCTCTAAAGATTCTGTTTAGACCTTGATTGTTAAATACATCAAGAATATTTTTTATATTTTTTAAATCAGCATTAGTCATGAATTGCTCTTCTTCTCTTAATCTATTAGATTCCATATTAAGAGCAGTTCCTTGTTTAAAAATTGGAGATAAAAGTGGATTGTATATAAATTTCTGATATTCATCTAATAGTCCTGCTTCTTCAAAAGAACCTTTAAATGTATTCATAGCTTCTTGGTAACTCATTTTATCGCCCAGTTGAGCTGTATTAACATCTGATACATATTCATTGAATTCTTCTTCGACAGCTTTATTTTTGTTTTCATCATATATAGATGGTTTTGTTATCTCAGCACCATCAGGTCCAAATATGCTATCAATACTTCCTTCTTTATATTTTTCTAATGCATCAATTAATCCATCTACCTCTGTTGTGATAGCTCCATATGATTCAGCTAAAGTAGAAAGTGTATCTATATGAGGACCAATATTCTCTTCAAAATATAATATTGCAGATGTTAGTGCTAAATCAGCTTCTACTGCACCTTCAGTAGCTGCTGAATATTTATCTTGTGCTGTTTTTACTCTTAGAGTCATTTGCTCTTGTTCATCTAGTAATCCAAAATATTCTTCTCTTGTAGATACAAGCTCTTGGTCTATTTTTAAAGCAGCAGCTTGTGCATCTTCATATTCTGTTTGAGCATCAGCTAGTTGTAAGAAAAACAACTCTTTATCTTCTTGTGTTTTAAATTCACCTTTCATTTCAGAAAGTTCTTCTTGTGCAGCTTGGAACTCTAATGCACTTATGACACCTTTATCGTACATTCTTGCAAGAGTATTAACCTCTTGTTCTTTATCCTGTATCGCGAGAGCTTCTTTTGCAGTATATTCACCAGCAGCTCTCTTTTCCATCTCTCTTAAAGAAAGTAGTTTTTGTAATATTCCAATACGTTCTTTAACAGTTACGTTACCTTGTTTACCTTCTTGTTCTAATTTATTTAGCCTCTCTAAAGTATCTCCAATTCTATCTTGTAATGAAGCTTCGTCTCTTAATTGTTTCGCGTAAGCTGCTTTAGATTGCATTACATTTAATAAAGCAGAGTTTCTAGCTCTTTCAGCTCCTGTTAATTGAGTTACCATCTGGAAAGCTTTTTGTTGGTCAGATGTGTATTTTTGTGCTTTAGTAGAAACACCAGCCATAAATGCTTCAAGGAATGTTTGGAAATTTCCTTCACCATAAGTAGAGGCTATGAATGCTGAAAATGCTTCTACGTTTCCACCGAATCTTTTTATTAATTCTGCAAAGTCATCAAATGCTGCATTTACTCCACCAGCTGACCCAAAAGCTCCTCTTAAACCATCTACAAAACCATTTGCTACATTTTGTCCGTATTGTGTAAATAATTTAGAGTTTGAATTAATTCCTAGTATTGCTCTAAATGCTTCCGCACTATTTTTAGCCATATCCTGCATAGCTAATTCAGTTTTTGGTATTCCTTCTTTTATACCTTGTGCAAATCCACCACTTGTCCAGTTACCAAATTGAATCATAACTTTAGATGGTGAACCGAATCCAAGTGCTTCTCTAAGTGCGGCTACAACCTCTTCACCCATTTCTCCAAACATTTGTCTTATAATTGGGAATCCATCTTCTATACCCTTTACAAAGCTTTCTGTTATCTGAATACCCAAGTTGTTCATTTGGTCCATATAGGCATCATCCATTAATGGAGACTTAACACCTACATCAGAAGCAGTTGCAGGAGCAGTTTTAATTAATTCAAACTCTAAAGCCTGTGCAGCCATTGGGTCTTCTAAAGCTCTAGCCGCTATATCTCTACCACCTAGACCCATTTGTAGTAATCTATCTGCTGTAAATTCAAATCCTTTTGCTCTTAATTGTGCAATATCTTTTTCATACGCTTCTATAGCTTTTCTGTTATCTTGTAAATTATTTAAAAGTTTACCGAATGATACATCTGTTAATTCTGCGTCTTCTAATGGTTTTCCTAGTGCAGTAGCAGCTTCTCTTATTTGTTTGAAAGCCTCTTTAGCTTTAATTGCAAGTCTTAATGACATTTCGGCTGTTATGCCAAATTCGTCTTGCATCTTTTTGTTAGCGTCTGTTATTTCATTAGATATTGCTAATTGAGCATTCTTGTAAAGCTGTAACATCTTAGTTGTACTATCGCCAGCTGCTAAAACTTCTCTTTCAGTTAAATAACCTGCAGTTGTCATTTCGTCTAAATAAATTTCTAACATATCTCTCAATGCACCCATTGCATCAGAGTCTTCAGGTAGCATTTCTAATGTATCTGCAATATCAGAAATACTCTTACCAGCAAGATTGTTAAATGTTTCCATGAAAACTAAGAAGTCTAATATTGCCTTACCAACTTCAGTGTCAGTAGCATCTGGCATTTTTACTCTGAATGCATCTGCTAAACTTGTAAATACTTGATTTAATTCATGCTCAAGAAAATCTGAACCACCAATATTTGCTATTAGTTGTTCATTTAATCCTTGGAATAAATTACCTTGTCCTATTCTTGCAGCTAGTTCATCACCTTTTATTTGTGTAAATGCAGTGTATTTATCTAATACATTAAAGAGTCCTGTACCTATATCGGCAGAAGCAAGTCCAAATGAGTTCAAATCCATATCTGCCATTGCTTCTGTATATAAGTCTTGGAATACATTAAATGGATTATCATCTCCAATCATTGCATCAATTATTTCTCTACTTGTACCTTTAAAGTAAGATGATAAATAAGTTCCATCAATATCTTCAGAGAAGAGTAATTCATCAAATATATTTTGGAATGTAGGTATTTCACCCATTTCAAATATGCCTCTAATAGCTTCTCCAACTGGAACAGCTATTCTATCTTTTATTTGTTGTTCTGTATCACCAGTTACTTTTTCAAGTAGTTTGAAGTAGTTTTTTGCTAATGCTCCTTCATCAACTTGATTTTCAACAAGTAGCATTCCATCTAAAAATGCTTTACCTAATTGCTCAGAAATATTTTTATTTTGTTTAGCTAATGCTTTCTCTTGCTCTTTTACATATTCTTCTAAAGTCTCAGCAATTGTAGTTTTTCCATCAGGTGAAAATACATTTTGTTCTTTTGCTAAAAGTTTTCGAGCTTCAGCTAGCTTGACTGTATTAGATTGAAGCTCTTGGAATTCGTTAGTAATTTCTCTTAATGAGTTTTTATATTCTTCTAATCCTTTTGCTTCTGCACCTGCTCTAGCAATCATCTTTATTAGTGGAGCAATTACACGCATTACAAGTAAAGCCATACCTCCAAACTTAAATATGCCTTTAAATATTCCTACAAACTTTGCACCAGCTACTGTTGCTTTATCAAAATTCTTAGCTAAATCTGCTGTAACTTTAACATCTTTACCTCTGAATTTCATAGTTTCAAATCCACCAGTAGAAGCTAACTGTCTAGATTTTTCTACCATTGCTGCTACTTCAGAATCTAATCCTCTTAGTATTAATTTTCTTCTACCTCTAGTAAAGCTCTTATTACCTTTTCCATATAATCCATCAAGGAACTCATCTAATTGTTTAGTAGCGCTTCTTTTACTTACTGGGCCAGCAGCAGTTTGTAAATCTCTTAGTTGTCTCTTAAGGTCACCTAACTTAGGTAAAGCTTCTTTAGCTTTTGTTCTATTAAGTTTAGCCTGAGCTCTTTCTTCTATTCTTAGAGCAGCAGCGTTTGCTTTTCTAGCAGCAAATTCTTTAAATTTATTAGCTAAAGTTTTCTTTTCAACCTTTTCAGCAGCTTCAGTAACTGTAACACTTGTAGCTTTTACTTTTGTTTCAACTTTTTCAGCAGCAGCTTTAACTTTTTTAATAACTGCTCCTCTAGCTTCAACTTTATTTAATCTTTCAATAATTAAACGTTGTTTTTCTAATAATTTTGCACGCATTGCAGCAGTTCGTGATGGTTCAACTCTAAGAACATCTTGTGCTCCAGTAGAAGCTGGTAATTGTCCAAATGGTTTTTTACCATGTGCTGTTACTGGAATTCTAGGTTTTGGTGCAGGTAAAGCTTTAGGCACTCTTCCTGAAGGTAATGCTTTAGGAGCACGCAAAGCCATATTCTGTATAAATGACCTACCCATTTTTGCAAAATCAAATTGGAAGTTACTTCTTGCGAATTGTATTAAACTCTTTAGGTTTTTAAGAATAAATCCTATACCAGCAAATGCACCACCTAGATTAATGAATGCTGCTCCTACTCTTGCTGCTGCAGCATTTAATACATTAGAAAGTTTTACAGTTTGTAACATAATTGCATCTGATAATGCAGCATATGCTTTATTAACTCTTTGTTGCATTCTTATTATTGCATTAGGAGGTTGAGGACCATAAGTTCCAAACCTATCAGCTCCATAAACATTTCCAGCTTCAGGGTCAAAACGTAGTTTTTGTAACCTACCTCCACCTGCTGATGGTATTTGTGTTCCTCTAGGATATTTTCTACTTGCTTCAAAGAGAGTTCCATCGCCTTTAGTACTTTCAAAGTAATTGGCATCACGTATCATCTTTCTTCTTCTATTAAGAATTTTGTCAATTCTCATTTGACGCTTAGCGTCTTCAATAACTGCTCTATTTTCCTTTATTTGTCTAATACGTGCTCTTCTTGCAATATTTCTTGCAGCTTCAGCTCTTATATCGGCAATACCAGGACCTCTAGTAGCTGATTGTGTAACTCTATCTCTTTGTCTAGCAAGTCTTCTAACTAACTCTTCTCTTCTTGACATTGGACGTTCTGCTAAAGATGCAAACTGTCCTCTCATGGAAGCAATTAAAGTTTGGAATATATCCTTCATTGCAGAACCAAATGCTTTGAGTGGAATTAGTAGTCTTGCTACTTGCGCATTTAAAGCGCGTAATATTTTTTCAAATTTAGTAAATAATATAATTGCTGCAGGGTAAGTAGCTTCTAGTCCCCTTGTTCCAGTTACTCCTGGAATAGTTGCTAAAGCTCTAGAGCCTGCTCTTGCAGGTAATTGTCCGAATGATTGTCTGCTTGATAATTGTAATTGTCTTGTGCCAGGTAGTTGACGCATATTTCTGGCGGAAAATAACATATCCAAAAGTTTTTGTAATCTTGGAATTTTGAAGTCTGTTGGACCAGCGTATTGCCCTGAAGGTAGTTGAGGTAATTGTTTCGGCATCATGCCCCTTATGTTCCTCATCGGTCCTATAAAAGATAATTTCTTTGCCATTCCGATTGCTTCTGTTGGAATTCCTGACAATGTTCTAAACATTGCTAATTGTGCTTTTAGCATAAGTGTTCTTAGTTTTCCAAACAATTCAGCATTACCAGATAATTGTCTTTGTATTGAATATATAAACTTATCGAATAAAGTTAAATTTTGATAATTTAAAGCACCTAGTTTTCTATTAAACTCTAAAGCATTTTCTGCCATTTCTGTTTGGCCTTCTATAATTTCTCCAGATGCAATCTTATTTCTGTATTGTTGAATCATATCTTTTTCAGTTCGCATAGTTGTAATTGAACCTTGAGATATAATTTCGCCTGCTTCATTGTAAATGTCTGATACATTTTCTACTACTTGAGTAGTTATTTCATCAAACATTTCTTTTGTAATAGTTCCTGCTGATAAATCTCTTAGTAGTCTAGACATTATGTTTCCACCACCTTTACCAGTATCCTTATCAAATGGAGATAAAAATTCATCTAAAGTTTGTGGAGCTTTTGCTTGTATTGAGAATGGGTCAATACCTTGCATGAATGCGTCTGCTATTGGCCTATTTCTAAAATATTGTTGTCTTGCTAAATTTTCTTGTCTTCTTCTTTTACCACCTGTGAATCCAAACATATTAAGTAATCCCATTCCAGGCATAGCCATAACTTTATCCATCATTGATATTCTAGAACCTTGAAGCCCTCTCATTCCAAATCCTGCACCAGTTTTTTCGTCATATAAAACACTTGATTCAAATGATTTACCTGTAGGAACACCTCTCTGAGCAGCGACACTATTTAAAGCATTAATACTTTCTGATGCATTTTCAAATACTCTTAAAGCAACAGCCATATCTCTTACATTCGAATTCATTTGTTTAAATACTGTTGATATAGCTAAAAGAGGTCCTAATACTTTAGCAACAGTAAAACTTATTTTTTCAAAATTATCCATAATTAAATATGTAATATTTGATATTTCTTCAACTAAAGCTTTAGCTGTCTCTAAACTTCCAGTATCTTGTGCTAAATTTAAAAATCCTGCTGAAGTAATATTTTTTAATCTTGCTATTTGTGAAGCTAAAGTATCATATCTTCTTTCTGCTTCTAAGTTAAGTGCATTGTTTTCTATGAAAGCTCTATTAGCAGTATCTATAGCATCAAATAATGTATTGTTAGCTTTAGATAAAGCAAGTATTGCTTTTCTACTTCTGACTTGTCCTAGTCCTAATTCAGATAATATTTCTAAACTTGTCTTACCAACTTTTGATGTGTCGTCTAATCCTTTAATAAATAAAGCAATTGCTTTTGTAGAATCAACAGCGAATAAATCTACGAATTCTTTCATAGAAACTCCAGCAGTTGCTGCGAATATTTCTAATTTACTTCCACCTAATTCTACTGCAGTACTAGCCTCATTCATTAACCTAACTATTGCAGTTGCACCTGCTTGTGCTGGCTGACCAATAGCTCTTAAAGCAGTTGAAAAAGCTAAAGCATCTACAGCAGCATTATTTAAAGTTCCTGATATCTGTGCAGTAGCTGTAGCAATTTGCATAGCTGCATTTACAATTTCAGATTCAGTTGCAGCAAAGTTGTTACCTAAGTCAACTAATGTTGCACCTAAGTTATCTAATTCATCTACTGAACTTCCTGTTATTTCTTGAAGTCTAGCCATTGATAGTGCAGCTTGTTCTGCACCTAAGTTTGTGGCTACTGTTAATTTCTGTATTACTTTAGTAAAAGAAACAATATCTTTTGCACTTACACCTAACTGACCACCAACAGCTGCAATCTCATTTAATTCTCTAGTAGTGACTGGAGATATTTTTGAAAGTGTTATTAATGAATCTGCAATTTGTTTGAATGCTTTATCAACATCTTTTACTTCTGGACCAATATTTAATGTTTTCTTAACAGCTACAAAAGATTCTTCAAATCTAGATGCAGTAGCGGCAGCTATAGTCATACCACCAGCAACAGCACCAAAAGCTGCACCTGATGCAGACATTAATCCTCTTAATGTATTAGATACAGCAGCTGTGGATTGTTGTATTCTTGCAGCTTCTCTTTTTATCTGTTGGTTGGCTTGCTTTAACGTTTTATCGTCAAAGCCCATTACTATTCTAGCTTCAAGAGAATATGCTGTAACGCTATTTCTGGCCATTTAATTACCTATAAATCGTTTAAATTTGTTCTAGCACCGAGACCATCCGACTGAGCAATGAATTGGTCTAGACTCATTCTACTACGAGGCCTTCCTCTTCTGTTTGCTTTCGCATCTAATTCAGCTTTATAATTTGAACGACCTGATGATGGATTGTAATCATCGTCATCATCAATCAAACCTTTATCTCTCATTGCTTGTTCGTAGTGTTTAGCAAAAAATAGAGATTTATCCATAGGTAATCCTGCCATGAGTAATAAGAACCTACGCCAAGTTATATCTAAGGGACTTTCGATTTTATACCATCGTAAAAAATCAGCTTCTAGTTTGTTCCACTCATAGATTACATCCATGAGTGAGAAGTTTATTCTTTTGGGTCGTCTGAACCTTCTTCAGCTACTTCCATTTCAACTTCATCATCATCGCCACCAATACCATATTCGTTAAGAAGCCATTGAAGTAATTCATCTAATTGATTCCATGTAGCACCATCGTCTAACATATTTTGTAGATTTTCTTTACCTACTAATGACTCTAACCATTCTGGTAATGAGTTTGTAGCCATACCACCAGATTCGTCCATAAATCTCATTTGAGTTAGAACTACTCTAGCTGGTAGTTGTGAAGGAAGTTCATATTCTGAACCCGCCATTTTGAATTTAATTGGCTTTTTATCTGCTTCTGTTATTGCAGCATCAAAGTCTTTATATTTTTTGTCGACCATACCGACCTATCTCCTATTGTAAATTAATACTATATCAACTATTAGTTGACATCAAATGTTGTTGTGTCGTTAGTGTTATCAACAATCTTGAAAAGGTGATATTTACCACCTGTGCTTCCAACGTTAAATGTTGAATCAGGAACTAACAACTTAAACTCAGTTGCAATTACCACTTTTTGTGGAGCCTTTGCGTGTGACATTGAGAATGCACCGACTGATACTACTCTAGGCATTTGAACATGTCTGTCTGCACCTGCTGGTCCTTCTGCAATTAGCAATGCTGCTAATTCGCTGAAAGAGTCAGTAATAGGTGCTTTGACAACATCATATCCTGCTGCGTAGTCTGAATCGTCTTCACTGACATAACTGTCAGTTTGTCCCATTGCTACTGAAAGGTTTTTAAGTGAAGCTTGTGAAAGTTCACCCATTAGTCTTGCTTCCTGAGCAGTTTTAATGGTTTTAATTGGGTCTATTTCTTCTGCAACTAGAATGTCCTCGAAAGTTCTATCCATTTCGAGAGTCCAACCATCTTCAGAATATCCAATGTCTCTCCAAGATGCTGATGCTGTTGAAACGCTTTCAAAAGCGCTTGAACCATCATCACCTGGATAAGCTAATCCTGAAGCAGCTCTATCTGCAACATAAAGAACACCAGTACCAACTAATACCTCATTAATTGCACCACTTGTATATGTAGCCATTTATCTACTCCTGCTCGTCTAATCCGATACTATCTTCGAAGATAGCCTCATCTTCGTGAGACTCTTCAATCGTATCCTCATTATCTTCTACTGCTTCATCGTCTTCCACAGTAGAATCAGCTTCATCAAGTACTGCTTCGTCTTCCTCAATATCAACAATGAATATATCCATGTTGTTATTAAGTAGGCGTTCAGCGTCTTTCGCCTCAACCTCGACCCATTCTTTCGAAGTAAAGGTCATGCCAGTCACTGTATCACGGACAGTATCTGCCTTTGTGAACAAAGGACTAACCTTAATCTTTACTTTCGAATCTTTTTGTTTATCTTTATTATTGTTAAACATAATACTCAAATGTTATAGGATGTTTATAAAAGTAGTGGTATTTAAAAAAAGTTTATACAGCTCGATACATCATTGCAATACCTACATCGTATCTACCTAAACCAGTTTGATTTTCATTTACTCTTGTAGGCATTTGAGGAATATCTATACCAATGATTTTTGCTCTAGTTGATGTAGTGTCTGTTGTGATATATTCATTTTCCATATTGAAACATTCTTGTACTATAGCGTTAGCAACTTCCATAGCTTTTCCATAATCAGGAGCTGATGTATTTCCATCTCCACCCCACTGTCCTGCAAAACATTGAACAGGTATAATTGCTGATTGTATATGTACTTGTGATGTTGGTCTTACTAAACTACCACCAGCTCTTTGAAAAGTTATAAAAGGCATTTCAGCATCTCTTGGTAATCTTGTAGCTATTCTTGTTCCAACTAAATCAGTTATGCTTGTTTTATTAAGCAAAAACTGTCTGAAAATAATTTCAGCGTCTGGTGGTACTGGTTGGTTAGTTGTAGGCATTAATAGCTCCGTAGTTGTCTATTTGCTTTATTTTTATAATAGTAAAATATATCTCGAATTGAGTTATTTGAAGTATCTAAACCTTTTCTACCATTAAGCTCTGCTTCAAGTAAATGTAATCCAACTCCAGGATGAGTAAGAAACTTTTCAATAAATACTTTTTTGTTTTGTTGAACTGAACCACCTTTACCTTTTCTTGCTTCATTTACTAAAGATAATATAAATCTTTTAGCATCTTCATATCCAACTTTTTGGAAATATGCACCTATTACACCTTCAAATTTAGAATATTCAATTGCACCAAGACCAGTATGACCAGTTCTTAATCTTGTTTGTTTAAAGTTATCGTACAAAGAGCCTTCAGGGTCCACAAATAAATGTAAGTCTTTATCAAAAAAATCTTTAGCTAAATTTTCAGGAGTTAATATTTCTGATATTGCATTGTTTGTAAATGATGAAAAATTAACAACATCTTCAGGTAGCTTACCTTGTTTGTTTTTAAATTTTTCACTAGGAGAAACTTTTCTAGCATCGTGTACGTGGACACCAGAACCATCTCTACTTCTACCATCAATAGAGCCAATATTGTCAAGATGTGGTGTTTTTCCTTTTCTTTCATAATACGCCATAAGTTTTTCAGCATAGATACCTTCTCTGGTACTAAAACTAAACTTGTAAGATAGTTGTCTAGCTATTTCTTGTGTTCCTTGATATGCAGCATCATCTTCAAAAATAATTTCTTTCATTTCTTTTATAACTTCGTCCATGTCTGCACCAGAAGTTATACTCACTACACCTTTTTCTACTTTAATATTGTCAGATTTGTAATTTACCTTATTTACAGTGTTACCAACAAAATCATCATCTAATTCACGTTGTGCAATTCTATCGTCTTCTTCAATAGCTTGTTGAATAACATCTTGTAATCCTTCTTCACCAATTTGTATAACTACATCTGAATCTATTACTTTTTCAATAATTCTATTTGTATTCATATTATTAATAATAAATCTTGATTTATTAACATCTAATAAACTTTGTGCTACTTTTAATTTATCTTGATGGGTTCTTGCCATGTCGAATGCTGCTTTTAATAAACCTGTAGTATCAGTAGTAGCTGCAAACCCTTGCTCTAAAAGAATTGAAGTTCTTTCTAATGCATTCATCATATTTCCTGGAGTATCAAAAGAACCTCCAGCAGATAATCTTGACCAAACGGTTTGTATTGCATTACCTACTTTACTTGCAGTACTTGCAGCAATATATCTAACCTTTTGCTGAATTATAGCTCTTTCACTTTCTGGTAACATTTTCATAACATCTTTTAAAGCTTTTTCCATTTCTGATAAATATAAAGTTGTTAAATTACTTTTAGCTCTACCGCCAGAAAGTGCTTCTCTAATCATTCCAATTTCTGAATTAGGTCCTTGTGGTAAACCTATCATTGTTTGGTAATTAGGTATTTCTATCCTATTCAAACCAATTGCATTAGCCAATCCTTTTCTAACTTCAGAGGCTCTAGTTCCAATCATATTTTTTAATGTTTGAAACTGATTAACTCCTAACAAACCTTGCATCATAAATTCAGAGTTATTTAATAAATCTCCTACTGCTTGTGTATATTCAGGTTGAAATTTACCAATTCTAGTTCTAGTATTACTTAAATATCTTCTAGCTTCATCACTATTTGTTCTTAATAATCTTTTATATATCTGTGCATCAAACACTGGCATATAAGGAAGTCTTCCAACTATACTTTGACCTTCTACTTCATATACGCTTGTATGTTGAGCAGGAGTAATTTCTGTCATTTTCCCAGTAGATTTACTCATAACAAATCCACCACCTATGCCAGCTTGTCCTATTTGTCTTTTAACTATACCTAAAGAGGTCATATTAAATTCTCTAGCACCCATTCCTGCTAAACCTTCAGCTAAAAATCTATCCTGAGATTCCATCAGTAAAGAATTAGGGTCAATAAACCTATCATTACCAACCATACCATCAGCCTTTCCTTCCATTGTTTGAAATGCTTTCATACTTCTTCTATTCATAGCTCTCATAACTTCATCTTGAGAACGTCTAGCAAATTTTCTTTGAGCAGCAATAAAAGCATTTTGAGCACGTCTTAAATTCTTTTGTCCTTTTCTAATCTCTTTTAATCCTCTATCAGTTTGACGAGCATCCATTCTTGCTCTTTTACGATTTGGGTCAGTATCTTTAAGATACATTGTCATACTTCTACCTAATGATTTTTCATTATTTTTTACTACATTTCCAGGGTCTAAACCTAAATAAGCAGCTGACTCTATAGCAGCTCTTGTAAAGAAATAAGAAGGTAAATAAAACATGCCATCTGTTCTTCTAGAATATCCACCACTAGAATCTGTAGCTGGTCCACCATATTCAAGCGCCACTATATCTCTAACAGCATCTGCTTTTACATTTCTTTTAGCATCAGAAGTACCAGCTACAACTGCTGCTGCAAGCATACCTGGACCTTTTCTAGCTTCCTTGCTGTTTAAAGGAATAATATGTATAGATTTAGCAATATCTAATTTATTAGGTATGAAATTGTCTTCACCAGGTTTTCTTGTTCTTCTGTTTTCACTTCTTCTTTGGGCTTCGTTACTAACAGTAACTCCACCTTGAAATGCATTGCCTGACCTATTCCAACCTGTAAGTTCGTTTGGTATTTGTGAACCTTCCATTAAGGCAGTAGCAAATTCATGTCCTTTATCTGGTCTAGACTGTAGAACTCTATGAGCACTAAAATTTCCTGTTATATCACCATGTTTACTAGTACCTACTTTCATTTTTAATCCTTCAGCTTCAATCATTTTTGAGTGAGCATTAATTTTTTGAATGTTAACGGTTTTTTTATTATTACCCATTCCATTAAACTTCATAGACATAGCACCTTTGACAAGTTCAGATTCTATATGGGTTAACATTGCTAACTCATATTTTAAAGATTGTATTCCCCTACCGTAAGAAGCTTCTACTCTAGGGTCGTTAATAATTTTTCTTAAATTTTCTACTTTTCTTTTAATAGCACTTTGTAAACTGCCATCTATTAAGTTTATACTTCTTATAGTTCCATCACCTGCATCAATTTTTATATGTTCTTTAATATTTTGAATTTTGTAAGCTTTACCACCTTGAGTTATATATCTTTCTCCATTAATAACAGTACTGTTACCTTTTTTAGCAGCTGTAAGAGCTCTTCTTTTATTTTCCGCATATCGCAAAGATTGGTAACTTCTATAATATCTTTGTTTATTAATATCTCTTTCGTCATCGTAATAAAAATGTAATGCTGATTCTACTACTCCCATACCTCCTGATTTCATGTGAGGACTATAAAAATAGTTTCCTAACTTTGTTCCAGTTTTAGTATTTACCATACCTCCACCACCTCTCAAATGTTCTACAAGCTCATTATTCGCAGCTTGTCTTACCTTTATTAAATCTCCTTCTATTAAATTTTTGTTTTGGAAAAATGCTTCACCTAAACCACCAGTTACAGACCTTAAATCTGAATCTAAATTACCAGCAGTAAGTGAAAACTCTAAAGCTTCTAAAGCTCCTGTTTGTCCTAATTCTTTTAATCCTTCTTGAGAAACTATCATTTTTGTTAATGCATCTGACAAACTTGTCATTCCTAATTTATTTACTTCTCTTGTAAAATTGACAATACTTTTTACTTGAGTGTTAAAGTTTAAAGTTGCATTTCTTGCAGCTTTTGCAAAATCTGTTGTGTCTAAACTCATAGTAATACCAAGATTACTTAGAGACATAAGTAGTTGGTCAATAGTTGCACCTGGTGTATTATTACCTACTGTTTGAGAGCTAAATCCAAGTTCTACTGCTAAATTGTTTACCAATCCTGCAAAAGTAGGGTCATTCATACCTCCTTGCATTGCTTGCTTAAGCCTAGGCTCAGTATTGATAGCTTCTTTTAACCCAGTGTGTATATTTTTATTTGCAAAAGTCTCAAGGTCATCTGTAGAATAACCAGCTAGCATACCATTATAAGGATTTCTTATTTCATTAATTCTGTAACTATCTTGGCTCAAATTATATCTATTTCCAACTCCATCAGCTCTGTCTATACCAGACTGTGCATAATATGCCTGTACTGTATTAGTTCTTCTTGCCTTATGAGCTGCTCTAGCTTGTTTAGAAAGATTAGTTCTTAAATGAGCAGAGTCTTTATCTATTGTTTCTAACATGTAGTTCATCATTTGGTTATCCATTACACTTTTTATATGTGCTTCAGGATTAGTAAATGCTCCTACTTCTAACCCACCCATTATTTGTTCAAATCTTTCATTAGCCATCATTATGTGTTCATTTTTTGAATCTACAATTCCTTGTCTTGCATTTAAAGTAAATGGAGTAATTTGTCTAGAATTTTTACTTCTTGCCATGTATTGTTTAGCTTGCATAAATGCATTATTTCTTATTGGGTCAGGAGCTCCAGTAATAGCTCTCATATAAGTAGCCATTTGCCAGTTGTGTAACATGTTCTGTTGAGTTGGTCTTCTAGCTTGCTTTTGTATTTCTCTATCAACGACTTCTGGATTAAAAAATGCTTTAAGTGCAGCTTTCTTACCTGCACCTCTGTTAATTTGTTTTATAACTCCTCTTGATTGTCTACCAAAATATAAACTTGTATATCTATCAATAGCTCCTATATTTGTTTTAGGTAGTGCTCCTCTTGCTTTTGGAACAATATTTTTAGCATAAGATAAAACACCAATACGTTGAGCTGATGGCATTAATGAACCAGTTGTTGCAGTTTTACTAAACCTTTTAAATGTGTTCATTGTTTGTTGTATATCATAAGGTAAAGAAACCAAACCAGCCAATGGAACACCAAGCATACGCAACGTAGACATGTTGTAACCTATTGCGTATCTTAATTCGGAACCTCTAAGATTTTTAAGAGATTTAAATAAACCTACTCTTCCAGGTCCTGCAAATAACGCAGGTCTTGGAATAGCCATTAGTCAAATAAGTGTGCTGAAGCTACTACACCAATTATATTTCCTGACCTGTTTTTAGATTTTCTTATAGAATCAATCTCATAATAAATATTTGAATCAGAAGAGCTCTGAAATCTATCATTTGCTTTTACGTCTACATTTCCATGAAAGTAAATTGTAAAATTTTCAAGTACTGTATTTCTGTCTCCTTTGGCTTCTGTTGTACCAGCTGAATCTATTTTACAAGTAACCCCATTTAAATGAGATTGCCATGACTGACTTTCTATTCCACGTTCATCAACAGTAGTCTCTGAAATTCTTTGAACGTTTATAGTGTCTCTAAATAATCTTTTATGTAGTTGACCTGCCATGATTTTAGATTAACAGGCGAAACGAAAATTATTGTGTTTTGAGTTTTAATGCTCTTTTAGCTCTTCTACTTTTAGACTTACAATTTTTACAAAAATGAGATTTTGAATCAAAACTTCCTAGTGATAAATCTTTTCTGCACATCAAACAAGTTCTTTTACTAGGAGTTTCTTTTTTATTATTTTTTATACTTTCAATACAATTTATACAAAACTTGTTATAACCATCTTGATATTTTTGTGTCCTACTAAAATTATCTATAGATTTTATTTCTTTACACAATGAACATTTTTTTTCATTCGGGTCAAGTCTTTTAGCTTTTGCAGTAGCTTGTGCTTCTTGTATTCTTTTTGCAACATCTATATCATCTCTCATCCATGTGTGAAAAGCATCTCTTCCTATAGGTAAGTCTTCAAATGTTTTTAGGTTAGTTAGTGATGAAATGTTATTTTCTATAAGATATGCTACTTTTTCAACAATTTCATAATCTACACTAAATACAGCACCAAGTCCACATTCATGCCGTATTTGTCGTACTCTTTCTGAAGATATACCCCATTCATCAGCGAATTGAGATAAAGTTTTATTAGGCTCTTTTAAAAATAAAGCTTTTGCTTCTTCTAACGTAGGTGCTTTTCTATTAGGCATAGCCTAATTATATCTTATAAAAAGAAAGTTTTTCTATATTTACCTAAAATTTGTAGGTCAGCACCAGCTAATAAAGTTACTGAATTCATACCTATATTTCCAACATAACTTATTGAATAATCTCCTAGAGATTCTGAGTCTGCTGCGGTGAAATTTGAAACTTGGGAAGATGATTGTGCTACTATTTCACCAGCTTCTTGTTGTGCTGATAATACTAATTGTGACTCTAGTAACCTAGCTGAAGCTCTAGCACTTACATATTTAAATGCATTAGGTAGTGTTCTACCTTGTCCTCCACCTGTATTATATCCAGCAGTATAAGTAACTGTTATATTATCTGGATAAGCAAAAGACCATCTACTACCTATTCTTCTAATACGTCCATTCTCATACCATAAATAATCTTCTTGATTTCCGTATGTAAGAGTAGTTCCGTCTTCAACTACAGATGTAACACTAAGTACTGGTCTTTGTTCTAAAAATAGTTCTTTAGTTTGATTACCTGAGAATGTTTCTGTATGAGTAGCATAATCTACGTCATAGCCAACATACTCTCTAATAGCGTCATCTATTAAAGGTATTATATTATTAGTTAAATGTGTTTCTAAATCAGAATGAAAATCAATTAATGCAAATGTTTCAACATCTGCAGCAGTTGAGAAAGCCATTTAGACCTCCTATTCTTCTGAGTCGAAATCTTTAACTTCTTCTACCTTAGCGGATTTATCTTCAACTGGTTTTTGAGCTTTCTTTTTTGCTGGAGCTGCTTTCTTGGAAGATTCTTTCTTCACAGGAGCATCTAAAGCACCTTGCTCTTTCAACCACTCGGTTGGATATTCCTTTCCAGCTTTAGCTATTAAATCAGCATTACTCACTGGTAAATCTGCAGGAACACCTTTCCAGATTTTTCCGTCAGGTAATTTATATATGTTTTGTTCTGGTATTGTATACATAATGTTATCCTAACTTACTTACCACGTTTTTTAGGTTTTTTAGGACCTTTCTTTGGTTTATTATGGTAAGACAATTATCTTCTCCTAGGCTTACGAATGCGTCCACCACGCTTCATTGGTCTGACTCTACCACCCATCTTCATCCTACCAGGTCTTCCGTATGATTTTGGTCTACCTCTAGGCATCTAAAAATTCCTCTTCTTCAGGTTCTTCTTCAGGTTCAGATTTAGTTTTCATAAACTGTTTTAATGTTTCTTCTGCTTTTTTAAAAAATTCTTTATCTCTAACAATTCCGCCATATTGTTGTATTTGATTTTTAACGTCTTCTGGATTCATTTTTTCTCCTAGTCTTCTGAGGGGTGCTTACGAAACCACCCCTCTAGAAAACAAATTAGTCCTATATGTTTGTTATAGAACAGAATGCTGTTGGGCGATATACTACAAAGCCAAGACGCATAGTTAATCTAATTGCCAATTGGTTCTTTGCGAAGAAATCGCTATGGCTGTCGGAAACAGCTAGGTCAACGCCTTCTCTCATTACTACTTGAGCTGCGTCACCACCACCAAACTTACCAACTAAAGCTGTACCTTCAGCAATAACTGTTGAAGGAACTACTCTAAGACCCCAAATTCTTGGAGTCACATCAGCACCAAATCCGCCTGCTACAACGAAAAGAGGATTCTTAGCAGCATAACCTGCTGAATCTGTTCCTGCAAAATCGTTGACAGCTGTTACAATTTGATACCAGTCAGATGGATGCATTACGATAGAATCTGCTTCTACGAAAGCATCTTTTCTGATTTCTGTGATTGCTTGATAAATTTGTCCTAACTTACCAAGTTCCCCACCATATGGGTCACCTGTGTAATCGAATGTATTGATACCTGATTTGTTCAATACACCTGTTAGGTTTGGAGCTGTACCGTTACCATTAATTAATTGATTATCCAAGTTCAATCTCATCATTGTTTGTAAACGTGAGTTGACATATCCTTGAATACCAGAGACGTCAGCTAACAACTCGTCAGTTACAGGTAAGAATGTAGCCATCTTTCTGATGGATTCTGTTCTTTCTGTAAATGCAAGTGCTGATTCGTTTGCAGTGGAGATATCTCCTGATTCTGCAATAGAACCTGCATTGTTAGTGAAAGTTGTCTCTTCTAAGTAAACCCAAGCGTTTTGTTGTGTTTGAATTTGGTCAAACAAACCTATAACGCTATCTGGATTACGAAGAGCGGTCTCTAGGATTCCTGGAGCTCTCATGCTCTCTGGTGGATAACCAGTTGTATTTAAAGTTGTTTTGAATTCTGCTTGAGAATCTACACCTTTAACGCCATTTTCCAAGTATGCATTATATGCTTTTGATTCAGCAAATTGTTGTCCAATAGATTTTGGACCATTTTGTGATTCAGGCATAGCATTTGGGATAGCATTGACAGGTGCTTCTGCAGCAACTTCCATTGCTTTCTCATTACGAGCTTTTGATTCTTCGATTTTTAAATCTTCAACAAGTTCTGCAAGTTCAGAGTTGAGGCCTTTGATTTTCTCTTTGGCTTCAGGTGTGTACTTGCCGTCTTCTGAAGGAACGAAAGCTTCTTTAAGCTCTTCACGAGATTTAGCTATTTGCTCTTTGAGCTCTTTAACTTTACTCATTATTGGTTACTTCTCCTATATATTTGGTTTATATTTTAGAGGACAGGCTCGTCCTCTTCTGTTATGTCAATATCCACTGTGTCAGCTAATAATTGCTGACCTTCTGACCACTCGGCATCAAAACCATCGTCAAAGGATTCACTGTTATCATCTGCAACGGCTTCAGGTAATTCAACTTCAGGTTCCTCTGAAGATTCTACCTCTTCTACAGCCTCAACGTCATCAGATGGGTCTTCATCTTCAATGTCGTCTTCAACAGGTTGTTGTTCTTCTACTTCTAACTCCAAAGCACCTTCAGTTCCAACGTTTTCGATAAATTGGTCTAATTCGACCCATGCATCATTTAAATCGTCTTGTACTGCTCTTAGCGCTTCAGTTGCTTTTACTCCGAGGCTTCTTCCATCTTTAGCACGCAACATCGCAATGGCGGTAGCTCGTACCATCAAGTCGTTCAATGCAGCAAGCACATCTTTGACTTGTTCTGAGAAAGTTTGACTTTTCTCGGACACCTCTATTTCTTCTTCAGAATCTTGTGCATCTATCAATTCTTTTAGATAAACCGCAGGGTTTTCTAACATTTTTGCACAATGTTCACAAGTTTCAGCATTTGCATTGTGTGCAACTACTGGCTCTTCAGAAGATTCAGATTCTTCTTCTTTTTCAAAAGATTCAGAACCTAAAACATTTTTAACTTCATCTTCAACTAAATCTTCTAGTAATTCTTTATTGGATTTAATTGCCATAGTATAAGTCTCTTGGTTTGCACCAACTAATACTGGTGAAACTTCAAAGACTGTTAAATCTTTTAAATATCTTGCGTCAACTTCTTCATCTGAATTAGCACTTTTAAAAGGTGCTCTTTCAGCATCATTGACTCTATAACCGAATGACCATTGTTGCATGTCACCCATGTTTTTTACTATTTTATAAGCTTCTTGTCCAGAATCAGTATCTAAGAAAAACTGACCATTAAAGGTAGCTTTTCCTTCGTCTTCTTCAATTCTTCCTTTACCAATTGGCATGTCCCATTTATGAGCCCATACCATAGGGACATCACCAGATTTAAAACCTGATTTGATTGAACCTGGGAGAACAACATCTCCATCGGAATCTAGACTATTGAATACTGAAAATACGGCAGAAACTTTACCTTCGGCATCGTCCTTCAATTCGAAGTCGATTGCCTTTACTTCTTTTTCAGACATAGCTATTAATATCTCCTCTGTTAACAGATTTATTAAAAGGTACGCTATATAGTAATTTTTGCAGAAGCTTTTAAAAAGAGTGGTATTTTATTCGTCTTTTATATCTTTTATAACTGTGAGTTTTGAAACTGGCATTGTTACTTTTCTGTCAGTCTTTTTATGTTTTCCGTCTTCCATTATTGCATAGACTTGCATAGTGGCTTCTCCGTCACTTACTGATGTGACTACTCCATGAACAGTTGAGGGTGGGTCTGGGTCCTTGTTTATAGACCAACTAACAGATTGTCCTACTCTAACACTAGCTGCTTTCTCTCCACTCTTTTTAGATGAGAGAGGGTGGGAAGAAGGTAGTAAGTCTTGGTCATAAGGCTTTCTCTTAAATCGTCCAGTACGCAAAGCGTGTAAGAACCCATTTACTCTGGCTATTCCCCATTGGTCAGCTGAAGTAACATTACCTCTAACTGAAGAAGGATTAGTCTTGTAAGCACCGACACCTCTATTAAAAACTGAGACCAAAGTTCTGGTATTTGTTCTATGCTTTGGATTTTTAGCATTATGATTTTTTGTCTTTTCAGAAAGTATTTTTCTTACTCTTGAAGAAACAGATTTTAAAGCAATATCATCTGCCATAATTTCTGCTAAATCAGATGCATTTTTTCTCCTAGCTCTAACAATTTCTTTTTGGTCATTAATAATTTTTTTCATAGCAGGAACACCTATGTTAGAAACACCACCCCACTTAATATTGGCAATAGTGCCATTAAGTCTGTTATTGTTTTGATGTCTACCCATAAAACGTTCTCTTCTACGAACCCAGTTAAGAACTGATTCACTTCTATCACCAGACTTGTATTTAGTCCAATTAGCGAAGGCATCATTTCCTGTAAATGATGTAGGAGGATTACCTCCGTTACCAGCTCTTCTCCAAATCTCAGGCCAATTTTCTTTTAGGTCTTTAGCATACCCATATGGAAATTGCTTATATTTTGAATTTGAAAGTGATACTTGTTTATCATCACCTGGACTTGGAAAATTTGTTCTATCTTTCTTAGGTTTTTCTTTTATGTTTTCTGGTTCAATACTAAATTGCGATTCCATAATAACTTCTGCTTCTTCTAAACTTACTTTGAGTTCTTCCATTATATCAACAAGATAAGATTTTTTAGACCTTTCCATTTGTTCATGGCTTGCACAAGGCATGTAATAAGTAGTACCTCTTACTTCATGTTCGTGATAACCTTCGCAACCAATTTCTTTAGCTCTTCTTTCAGCAGCTTCTATTGTGTCATACATCCACATATTGCTAGAAGTATTTCTATCTGGGTGTCCTGATTTTTTACCTAAAAACTTTTCAGCTTCTTTTTCCGTATCAAAACATTTAATTACTTTTCCTGTGTCATGACTAATTACACAGAATGCACCATTAGGCATTTTTGCAATATATTTTTCTTCATTACGAGGTTCTTCATTTTGTTGTATTCTAGGTTGTCTAGTAGATTCAATTGGATACTGAGTAGAGTCAGTAGTAGCTTTAATACTTACTTCATCATTGTATCCAGCAGCTTCTGGTAATCTAGCCACTTGTGCAGCTTGGCTTCTATTTTCTTGCGGAGTGTCATTAAGAATTGCATTACCATTTGTATCTACTTGAATCATATTTAATGGTCTTAGATATACATCATGTTTTTCATCTACATCTAATCCAACGACTTGTCTAGCTTCACCAATGGTTATCCAACCACCAGATACGCCCATATTTACTCTTTTGTAAAGATTGTCCATATCTGTCTGTAAAGCTCTTACGCCTTGAATATCATACATACACTCAAAACCTTCATCTTTAAAATCTGGTATCAATAATTGATGAGTCAATTCAGCAGCTACTGTTCTCCACATAGGAACAAGTTTTTGCTCTGTAAAAAACTCTCTTAATTCCTTCGTATTGTTATAGGTGGCCGAATCCAATCCAGCCCCGAGGCCTGCGAGAATTGCGGGCACGCCTAAAACTGCAGATACTCTTTCTTCTGGGATTCTTCTAAGTTCTGCTAACTTCATTTGGTCTGGAGAAAAAGATACAATATCAATGTTCATTGCACCAGACAATACCATTGGAGCACCACGATTTTGTCCACCAAATTTTTCTTTATACATTTGAGATATTGCTTCTGCTTCTTCTCTAGTAGGTCCACCAAATCCATCATTTCTAGGTGTGAGTACTACGCCTGGCACAGCCATGTTATTTAATAGTGCCGCTGTGAACTGGCCAGCAGATTCATCACCTAAAATTTCTCTTAAAACTGTTTTTAGAGGAGCATGTCCTCTACGATGGTCATTTGGGTCTATACCTTGTCTTATATGGACTACATCAGATTCTGGAAGTTCTATCTTGTCGCCTTTACCATATAAGTAATAATCGTAATGTGTAATTAATTTATTTTCATTACCTCTTACTTCTACTAAATGTGGCATCAATGGAACAAGCTCTACAACTTTACCATTTTTATCTCTGTTCTTATAAAGGAACGCATCTCCTAATGTATTTAAAGCTAAAACTATATAATGTGATAATAGGTTAGCTGACATAAAAGGATTAGGTCTTGAATATAATTTTGATAGTGGATGTTCTTGAATTATTTCACTATCTAAATACTTTGTGTCTTTTCTTATTACTTGTAGCTTAGGTTCTGAAAATGAGGTTGCTAGTACATTAAGACATGCGACTACAGCTGAATTACCTGAGCCATCACCAATTTCTTTTAATTTCTGTGATTCAAAAAAACCAGCTGAGCTGTTATATCCATATATAGAAGCATCATTGCCAAAGTGCTGGTTAAAATTACCTTGTAGTTTTTGCTCACTATTCCCTCTTCTAGGAATAATGAAATCCAGAGCCTTCTGGAATCTATTTTTTTCTTCCATCTAGTAAGCTGTCCATTCTCGTCTAGTTTGTACTGACTGTGCTGCGAGACCCAGAGCATCGACTTGGTCGTCATGTGCTCCAACAGGAAAAGTCAATAACTCTCTCTCTAATTCCGTAAGCCAAGCTGAATCTTTACGAAACATAACTTCGCCTGCCTCCATCCTAGCACTTAGTGGTAAAGCTTTGGTTATTTTATCCTTTTCTGCACGCATTTCTTTTACACGCAATCCTGCCCTTTGCGCTTGTTGTATAAATGCTTTTGAGAATCCCTGATTTTCCATAAGTACATATCTCCAATTATGTTTATGAGATTGTCTTTGCATTGCAGGAACAATATCAGGTCCCTCCATTTTTACTCTTACTAAATCTTCTAAGAAAAGTTGATTACTAGGAGTTCTTGCAAAAGACATTATTACTGTATAGTCAGAAGATTTTTCAGTAGTAACTGCAACATCAACTGCTCCAAAATGTTCTAAATCATTTGGGTCCCATTGTCCTCCACCACCTACATAAAAACCATTTGTATTTACATCAAAATAAGATACCCACTCTGGTTTAAATAGTCCTTGTCCTGCTTCTACAAATTCTGCCATATATTCTTGTGCATAGACAATAGAGCCTACTTCTCTTTTTGCTGATTCTAACTCTTCAGGGTCAATAGCAGGATTATCAAGTGTGGTAAATCTAAATCTTTCCCAATTATCTTGTTCTCCAGCAGTTTCCCAAAGGTCATAAAACCAATTACCAATACCAAGTGGAGTACTAATAAATAATGCAGAACCTTTTCTTTCAGTTAAGGTAGGTCTTAATACTTCTTGCCAAACTTCTGGCTTTACGAATGCTGCCTCATCAATAACAATAAAATCTAAACCTTCACCTCTTAGACGTTGAGGATTATCAGCAGACTTACAAGCAATAAAACCACCATTTGGAAAAAGAACTTCCATGTTAGCGATTGAAACTTTTGGTTCAATTTCTCTAGGAAAGGACATTGCTGCTGCTTCGAGTGCTCTCCAGCCAACCCTAGCAATAGAAAAAGTAGGAGCAACCCACCAAGCTCTTCCACCATTAAGGGCAGTTTGGAGACATAATTAACACCAAGTCTAGTCTTACCAAACCTACGACCAGCACAAAGTATTTTCCAACGTGCATCACTTTCTGCAACTTTTTTTTGTGCTTCATGTAATGAAGGTAATTCTGGTGCGTATATTGGCATTTAAATTAAATTTTTTGATTTGTTTCTTAGCCTTTCTATAGAATTCTCTATACCAGTTTTTGCTTGTTGCCAAGATAAATGATTTTGCGAATCTTGCAACTTGTTTGGTTCAAGTAATAACATTGCAAAGTGGTCTGCTTCTAATTTTTTTAATTGTGATTCCACAATAGTTTTTTTATCTTCTTCAGTAATAAATTGATAATCCATAATCTCCTACCATCTAAATTTTTGTTTTTTAGCTTTTTCAACTTGGGCTAATGATTTAGCACTTAATGTTGCAGGGTCTTGTACAAAATCTGCATCCATTGGTGTTTCAAACATAACATTTGTTGAAATTTGTCTTTGACATTTAAAAATACATTTAGGACACATAATATCTGGGTCCTCAGTAATTTTATGTTCTATCTCATAAACGTGTTCACAAACTAAACACTTATAATCATATCTAGGCATATCTCCCCAAGTAAGCTCTTACAAACTTAGTGTACTCTCTTTTTTGTCCAGATATTGTTTTACCATCAAAAATATCGTGATGAAATTTACAAAAGATAGCCACATTACCTTCATCATTAGAGATGTCTCTATTTTTGCCTCCCATCCCAATTCCAGTAATGTGTGCCATCTCCAGCCACTGTGTATCGTTGCATTCAGGCCACTCACACCTGTAATTTGCACGTTTCAAAGCTTTTTCACGAAGTGCAGATTTATTTATTTTTCCTGTCCCTTCTCGCTTTTTTTGTCCCATACCAGATATACCATGAGACTTGCTTCTTCGTTTTTTAAATTCTGAATATGTTTCGTTTTCTGAATCCCACTCTACTCTAGACATTTTGAAACCAATCTTTAGGAATATGATAATTATGTTGAGATTGTTCTTTAAAAGAAGCTTTCATCCAATCTTCATATTTATTTATAGTGTCAGAATACTTAGGGTCGTTGTAGTATCTATAAAAATTTTCTAGTTCTTTTTTTTCAAGCATTTGCTTTTCTTCTTCGCTACAGAACATATGCCAGTAAGCTCTACTTCCACCATTTATATCAATTTCTGTTAAATACATATGACCAATAATAGGTTCTCCAATATTGGGATGTACTAATTCCCAACCATCATGAAGCAATTTAAAAGTTTTAATCATATCTTCTTCCATTATTACAATTTCAGTGTCTTCATCATAAAGAAACATTTGACCACTAAAAGAAAAATTATAACTAAATTTACCAGTTGGTAAAAATTTTTTTACTGAATGTTCTAATGGTTTTACCATCCAAGGCAAGCAACCCTCCCATAATGGTCTAGATAAAAAAGGAAATTCATCTAAGGTCCAATTCTGTTCCCAACCTATGTACGGATAAAGCATATTGCTATCTAAAAATTTTCTTTCTCCGTTAATATATTTATATTTAGAAGGATATGCAGTAAGTATTGATTTTAAATTACCAGTTTCAACTACTGCTTCTTTGTACATTTTAATTAATAAAGAATCCCAACCATCAATAAACAAAGTATGACTATCAATACTTAAAATATAATCTTCACCATCGTACAATTCTGCTACAGCTTTTCTTGCAATACCTGTACCTAATTTTTCTAATCTATTGTGTTCAGAAATAGTATCAACGTAACCTCTTATTCTTTTACCAAATTGATTCTTAACTTTATCTAGCTTTTCTTTTTCTTTATCAGATGAAGACATAGAGCGTATACCAAAATAAATATCTTCTGGTTTATTTGCTTTTGAAAATGCATCTAATATCGTGGCTTCAAATTCCGTATCGTGCATTGTTGGCATTGCTATAAATATTGACATAATAAAATCTTAGCAGATTAGTATTTTAGATACAGCTCTCCTAAGAGAGCCGATGATGGGAGGAGGTCGGTGTGGATGCCGACTTAACATTACTTTAACATTTCAAAAGATAGGGTGTGGTATTTAAAGATAAGAAAATACCTCGCCATTTTAGACGAGGTAAATTCTTAGTGAAGGATAATATCTTTAAGCACTCTTTTTTTTGTACTTTGGATATTGCATTTTTGCTTCTTTTAGAACTTTCATAAAAGAGTTCATCCAGAAAGTTTTGTCATAACCAACAGGTCTTAGCTCACCATAATTGTTTGCTGTCATGTGTGGTTCTAACATTAACTCTGCACCAATAGAATCCCAAATAGTTTTTGCTTTATGGTAATCAAACTTTCCATCAAAAGCTATTAAAGCTCTAAAGGCTGCTAACAATGGCACTAATACACCATTTTGTAACATTCGGTCTGGCTTTCCTTCTGTAGGATTGCTAGGACATTTTGCTGCAGAATATGTTTTAAACATATATGTCTCTTCATCACCACCAGCTTCTTTCCAAAGCTTTTCAGCAGTAAATTGCATATAGTCTTGAAATTTTAAGATTTTCGCTAAATCTTTATCTCTAACAGAAAATAAATCAATATTCTCATCGTTATCATATATGCTCATAACTGTATGTTTACGACCATAACCAACAGTATCTATTTCAGGTTTGAATTTCATTTCAGTTCCATCAATTCTCAATGTATATAGAGTTGTAAGAATATCTCTTACTGGAAAATTACCTGTGTCACCTTGGTGATAAACAACTAAATCTTCCCACTCAGTATTTTTAAGAGATTTTTTAATCCAATCAAGTTTACCTTGATAGTTCCAAATAGATTCTTTGGATACTTCATTAGATGAATTCAACCCAACTGATATGTCAAGTTTTTTAAGTTCTGGAACTTTTGTCATAATAAATGCTCTAACAAATCTGTCCTCTGGAACTTCATCTGCATCTTGAATTGCTTTTAATAAGTGATTACCATTTACAAGACCATCTCTAGTTGTTTTTGATTTAGATAGACTTAATGTAAGTTCACCTGTTTTATTATCTAATTCAGCTTCACTTGCATAAATGTGTAATCCAATTGCAGCATACCCAAACATATCTGGGTGTGTATCAGCTTGTGCAACAATTTCAGACAATTCATCAAATGATTTCTTATCTGTAATTGGGTCTCTTGGATTTGGGTCGTTAGGGATATCTATTTCCTTTAACGATTGAGCCTGAACATAACAATAAATTTCTTGTATGTCTTTAGCGAATGGATGAGGTAATGTTCTTACCCCTAATGTATTTAACTTTATTTTTATAAAGTCTTTACTACTACTCATAGTATTCTCCTATTTCCGTGAAAGTCTTTGACTTTCCTTTATACCTACAACTTTTGTTGAGGCTTTATAAGAATACCACATTGGTATGAATGAAAAGTAAAAAAAATAAAAAATTTTTAACATATTTTTAACATTAAAAACTATCACTGTTTTATTTAAGTGTTACTATAAATCTTTAATTATAGGAGATATTATGAGTATATTAGGAATGATTGGCTTAGGGCTTGCTAGTAAACGTGAAATAGAACGAGCAAAGTTCGAACCAAAAAAATCTAAAAGAGCAGAAGGTCGCTACTTAGGTAGATTCTCAGTAGAACAACTAGATGCTATTTACCATTTGGACGAGGACGATTTGCCTTAAGGCGTCTTTCTCGTCTAATGGCGCGTCTTTCTCTTTCTGATTTACCTCCCCAAATTCCAAAACGTTCTTTTCGCTCTACAGCATATTCCAAACATTCTTTTTGAACAGGGCATTTTCCACAAATAGCCTTAGCAACAATAGTAGAACCTCCTCGCTCTGGAAAGAAATCATCTTGATTATCATGTCCTTTACAAGCAGCTTTCTTATAAAACCCAGGTACAGACATAACATCATCTAAGTCACTATGTAAGTCATATTTTTCCATAAGTAGATTTAACTACAGGATGGCTATGCAATGCTAGGACTATTAAGACAAAATAAA